AAACGACAGCACAATGAAAAAAATTCTGATAAAGGCGAATATGAATAACCTTAACGGGTTATCCTTTCACCGGTTAATAGTTCCATTCTCAAAAGTCTCCGACATGGTAGACTTTCAATGTGATGTATTTCCAGACTTAGATGCAGCAACTGATGAACAGCTTAAACAGTATTCTGCAGTAGTTTATCAAAGAGAAATTGATACAAACGGAAAATCACTAGATATAATTAAAAAATATCATTCATTAGGAATTAAAGTGATATTTGACATTGACGATATTTGGACATTACCTAAAAGCCATTATTTAAGTCGACTTTACGAAATCCATAATATACCAGCTCAAACAGTTGAAATACTTAAAAATGTTGATTTAGTAATTACGACTACCAAACATTTAGCATCTAAGATTAAAAAGTACAATAAGAATGTTGAGGTAATTCCTAACTGTTTGGATCACGAAGATGAGCAATGGAAATCAAACAAAACTAAAAGCGAGAAAATAAGATTTGGCTACATTGCAGGAATTTTTCATAAAGAAGATATTTCAATTTTAGAAATGCCTATTCGTAAAGTATTAAGGCATGATATAAACGCTCAATTTGTTTTAGGTGGTTACAATGATAATGCAGACTATAACTATTATGAAAAGGTAATGAGTGGTGGCACTTTAACCGATAAATATCAAAGAGTTTACAGCTTACCAGTTCACGATTATGGAAAGGCTTATAATGAAAGTGATGTTAGCTTAATTCCATTGCAGTCAAACTCATTTACTGAATGCAAAAGCGAAATAAAGTTACTTGAAGCTGGTTTACATGGTAATCCTGCAATAGTTAGTGATGTACTACCTTATAACATATTTCCAAAAGAAACTGCAATCTTTTTAAATAATAGTGATATAAATGGTTGGTACAAGGCTATAAGAAACCTAAGCAAAGATGAATCTATGCGCAAAGAATATGCAGAAAGTTTAAAAATATACATTCAATCAAATTATAACATAAACAAATGGACACAAGTAAGAAAACAGATTTTACAATCGGTATTGGCGTAACTACAACACCTAATCGCAAAGATAATGTTGATAGGTGGCTAAATTACTTTGAGAAACATAAACCTAAAAACTATCATTTACACATTCACGAAGATGTAAACTACAAAGGTGTTGCATACTCAAAGAATCAAAATTTATACACTTTAAGGGACTGCGATTACATTTTCTTATTTGACGATGACTGCTATCCATTTGAAAATAATTGGGCTGAATATTTTATTAACTCAGGATATAATCACTTACTATACTTAAAACCTAGTCATAATTTAAAAGCTAAAATAAACGATTTAGAGATATATCGAGATTGTGGTGGTGTATTTATATACTTAACAAAAGAAGTATTAAATAAAGTAGGTTATTTTAATTCTGAGTATGGGCAGTATGGATTTGAACATGCAGGTTACTCAAACAGAATTTATAAAGCAGGATTAACCGATGCACCTTACCAACAACTTGAAGAAACTGATAAATACATTTGCGCCTTAGATTATATTATTGAACACAAATCAAGTATTCCTGAATATAAAAAAGGAAAGTTAATAGAAGAAAATCGAAAAGTATTTATAAAGGAATTGCAAAGCGAAACTATTTTTTATAACTTTGAAGAGTGAACGAACACATACTTTTTAAACTAGCAACTCGCAGCAGACCACAAAAAGCAAAAAAAGCAATTGATAATATCATAATGCTTTGTAATTCAATGAATTATACTATTTTAGTTAGTATTGATGAAGATGACGAAAGTATGTTTGGTTTTAGTTATCCTGATGACAATGTATTTATAAGTAGAGGCACTTCCAAAAATAAAATAGATGCCATTAATCGAGACATGGATATTTTTGAGGGTTGGGACATTTTAATCAATACTTCAGATGACATGGTATTTGAAATTAAAGGATTTGACAATATAATTAGGCAAGACTTTAAAGGAAACTTCGACCAGGTTCTTCATTATACAGATGGCAATCAACACGCAAACATTATGACTATGTCAATAATGGGCTTCGACTACTATAATCGTTTTGGTTATATTTACCATCCCGATTACAAGTCATTGTGGTGTGATGCTGAAGCTACAGAAGTTGCTCACCTTTTAGGCAAATATGAGTACATGGGTGATAGCAAAGTTTTATTTAGACATATGCATCCTGCATGGGGACTAGCAGATTACGATGAACAATACAGAAAAACAGAAAGTCAAGAAATGTGGAACACAGATTATAATTTGTTTAAATATAGAAAGTCAGAAGATTATTTTTTACCTAAACATTTAATTATAAATAAACCTAAATACAATAATGTATAGTCAAAATAACGAAGAACAAATTATATTAGAATACTTTAAAGATTTTAAAGGTCATTTATTAGATATTGGAGCAAATGATGGTGTAACTTTATCAAACAGCAGAAAGTTAATTGAATTAGGTTGGAGTGCAGATTTAGTTGAACCTGCTCCTATTCCATTTAAACAATTACAAGAACTTTATAAAGAAAATAACAAAGTTAAATTACATAATTGCGCTATAAGTGATTTTACTGGCATAACTTCATTTTATGTTAGTGGTGAACATTTAGGCAAAGGTGATAGTGGCTTGCTTTCTACTTTATCAATTAAGGATAAACAAAAATGGGAAGGCACAACTGATTATTTTGATTTAACAGTTCAAACTTATAATTGGAAAGATTTTAATAAATCCAAGAAATATGACTTTATTAGTATAGATGCTGAAGGATTTGACTTGTCAATACTTAAACAAATAAACTTAGATGAATTTAATGTTCAAATGGTTTGTGTTGAACATAATAACATAGATACTCAAATTTATATGGAATATTTAGAATCATTCTATTTTCAACCAATTTTAATAAATAACGAAAACATAATAGCAGTAATATCATGAGAGTTCATCCTGTTTATAGTTCTGAAGAGGTTTTAATATTTACCTATAAAATGTCAATTGATATTTTAGAAAAAGATATTAAAGGAGATTTTATTGAATGTGGAGTTGCTGCTGGTAGTCAAATAGGTGCAATGCAACAGGCAATGTTAGATAAACAAATATCAAGAATTATTTGGGGGTTTGATAGTTTTGAAGGAATACCATTTGCAGGAATAAATGATACAGAACAACCAGGAATAGGTGAAATTGATATAAATAAAATTGGAGTATTAGAAACAACAAGTATTGCATCATATTCACAAGAAGATGTATTAAAAAACTTTCAATTATGGAATTTACCAACTAATAATTTAAAATTGATAAAAGGATGGTTTGAAAATACAATTGAACCAACATCAAAAGAAATAAAAGAAATTGCAATGTTAAGATTAGATGGTGATTTATATTCATCTACTTATGTTTGTTTAGAACATTTATTTGAAAAAGTAGTTATTGGTGGAATTATAATAATAGATGATTGGAATTTAACAGGATGTCAAAAAGCAGTAAAAAAGTTTATTGATGGAAGAAAAATAAAGAAATTTAACGAAATAGCATATTTTATAAAATGATTTTATCAATCCTTATTCCTACTGTACCTCAACGTACTAACTTATTTTTAGAGTTACATTCTGAAATAAATAAGCAGTTAGAGTTATCAAATTCTTTTGGCTTAGTTGAGGTTATTTCAGATGATGCACCAAAAGGAACTAAAACAACAGGACAAAAAAGAAACGATTTACTAAATGCAGCGCAAGGAGAATATGTTTGGTTTATTGATGATGATGATATGATAATGCCTAATGCTATTTATAATATAATTACAGCCTTAGAACAAAAACCTGATGCACTAGCCATTAATGGAATAATGACAACTAATGGAAGAGATAAAAAAGAATGGTATATTAGTAAGAATTTAGAATACACTGCTGACTGGTCAAAAGGTTATGAAATTTATTTAAGACCTACAAATCACATCACTCCAACAAAAAGAGATATTGCAAGACTAATAAAGTTTGAAGATAAAAGTAATTTTGAAGATTATGCTTATTGCATGGAACTTAAAAGATTAGGTTTAATTAAAACAGAAGTAGAAATAAAAGAACCAGTTTACCATTACAGATACCAAGACTATGACAAACTATACTAAGGTAGCTATTGTTACTTTTTTTGATGACAAAGAAAAATATAAGTTAGCAGGTAAAAGACAAGCTGAATCTTTACAGGCTATAAACTTTCCAATGGAAAACTATTTTCAGTTTAGAAACTTTGAACAAATTAACTCACCTGAACATTCCGAGATACCATACGCATTCAAACCTTATGCAATAAATGAAATTAAGAAAAAAGGATTTGAAATTGTAATATGGATGGATAGTCCTATTTATTGCATTAAGTCAATTGATAAATTTATTGAATACATAAATATTAACGGTTTTATATTCTTTGACAATTTAGGTTATACAATAGGAGACTATACCTCAGACGAATGTTTAAATAACTATTCAATAAGTAGAGAAGAATCTTTTAAGCATGCTATGATAATGGCATGTTTAATGGGATTTAATTTTAAAAACGAAAAAGCAAACAAACTATTCAAAGAATATTTTAATGCAACTAAAATAAAAGGATGTTATGAAGGAGACTGGACAAATGAAGCTAACCAAGTAAGTCAAGACAATAGAGTAAAAGGACACAGACATGATCAATCAGTAATGAGTATTTTATTAGCAAAAGAAAAAATAAAACCTTTGCATCCTCATTCGACTTTCTTCGCTTATTTTGGGAATCCTGGTCATTTACCTCATGCAGAATCAGTTTGTTTATTAAGTCAAGGATACTAATGTTACAACTACTAGCAACTACATACATAATAGCAAAGTTCATTCCTAAACCTTTATGGTTACATCGTAAACCTTTTACTTGTCCGCTTTGCTTAACTTATTGGAGTTTCTTAATTTATCAAATAATTAACTTTACTAACTATTTTGATTTATTGACTATTCCTTTTACCTTTGCATTAATAGCTTCTCTCTTTGAACGAATTAATGATAGGTATCTATGACCGAAGAAATAAAACAATCTTTGTTAAATTGGGAGTCAATGGGTAAAAACTATTCGCCTACATTTAACTGGACTGAATTAAACGAAATAGCAATTAAGTCAGGAAACAAACCTTTTAATTTAGGATGCTCAGAATGTAGAAGACAATTACTTGAATTTTTACTAGCAACAATCAAAGATGGAACAAGTAAACAACCCTGAACACTACGGAGGTAAAGAAAACACCTACGAAGCTATAAAAGTAATTGAAGCATGGGATTTAAACTTTCATTTAGGCAATGTAGTAAAGTATATTAGCAGAGCAGGGAAAAAAGATAAAACAAAGTTAAAAGAAGACCTCGAAAAAGCTAAATGGTATTTAGATAGATTTATTGGTACTTTATAAGTAAAAAATAAAGAAAATGGCATCAAATTCCGACATATTAAAAAAACAGATGCTTATAGCCTTAGAAAAGCATTTAAACGTTGTTTCTACAGCTTGTAAGGAAGTTGGTATAAATCGTGATACTCATTATGATTGGTTAAAGAAAGACAAAAACTATAAGAAATCTGTAAAAGAGATTGACAATGTAGCTTTGGACTTTGCGGAATCAGCTTTGCACCAGCAAATAAAAAAAGGAAATCCACTATCAACAATGTTCTATTTAAAATGTAAAGCAAAGAAAAGAGGCTACATAGAGCAGCAGGATGTGAAGATAACAGGAAATATGAAATTTAAAGCTGACTTTGGCGAAAGCAATACTATACAACCCACATCAGAATCAGAGGAAAATTCATAATGCAATAAATAACGGAACTGAAAAATACTATGTTATTAATATAGGAAGGCAGTTCGGTAAAACTTTATTGGCATTGAATCAAATGTTATTTTGGGCTTTAAATAATAAAGGCTGTAAAATAGCATGGGTAAGTCCTGTTTACAAACAATCAAAAAAAGTATTTGAAGAAACGTTTAAGGCATTTGCAAAACGAATGGAGATATACCGAAAGGTTAACCAGTCAGAGTTAATAATCGAATACATCACAGGCTCAACCATTCAATTCTTTAGTGCTGAAAGATACGATAATATTCGTGGCTTCACATTCGATTATTTAGTATGTGATGAGTTTGCCTTCATGGATGAAAAGGCATGGACTGAAGTATTAAGAGCAACTGTACTCGTAAAAGGTAAAAAGGTGCTTTTAATTTCAACTCCAAAAGGCAAAAACCACTTTTATAAGATGCATCAATTGGATGGCACTAATGAGCAGTACAAGTCATTCACAATGACTTCGTACGATAACCCAATGATTAACCCATCTGAGATAGACGATGCAAAGTTAACCTTACCTGAAATGATATTCAGGCAGGAATACTTAGCTGAGTTCATTGATGGTTCTGCAATGCTATTCAATAACCGACAATTAACAGATAACAAATCTTATGGAAAAGCATTTGCAGGGATTGACTTAGGAAGGGCAGATGATTACTCGGTACTTTCTATATTCAATGAGAAAGGCGAACAGTTCTATATTCAACGTTGGAGACATAGCGACTGGTCCACAATAGTAAAGAATATTGCAAATGGATTAAGGACCAATAATGTCCAAACAGCATTGGTTGAGGTTAACTCTATTGGAGATGTTATTTTTGAAATGCTACAAAAGGAATGTTCAAGTTATTGCACTATTGAACCATTTGTAACTACTAATCAAAGTAAAAAAGAAATAGTTGAAAGTTTAATAGTGGCAAATCAAAACAAAGAAGTTAAATTCTTAAATGTTGACTGGCTAGACAAAGAACTTGAAATGTTTACTTACGAATATAATCCAAAAAGTAGAGTAATTAAATATTCAGCAACAAGTGGTTTTCACGATGACGGAGTTATGGCATCATGTTTAAGTTTCCACGCTTACTCTAAATACAAAACAGGCAGATACACAATAATATAATTAAAAGGTACTTTTTAAAATGATGACAATTGAATTACCAAATAGCTGGCATGATATCTCAATAGAGAAATTTCCTTTAATCTATGATATTGTTAGAGATGAGGATTTAGAAGATACAGAAAAAAAGATTAGAGTAATTTCAATCCTTTCATGCTTATCAGTAAATGAGTTAATGAAAATAAATATTGATTCAATTAATAAGCTAATAGATGAAATACAATTCATATTTAAAATGGAGTTTCCAAAGGAGCTACAAACATTTAAACATGATAAATACAGATGGGTAGTTAATTATGATATTACAAATTTAAGCGCAGCTGATTTTATAAGTTTAAGCAAACTAACTGAAAATGAAGATACAATTATTAATAATCTTCCCGAAATAACGTCTATATTTATTAAGCCTTTTGAATACAAGTGGTTTAAAAAAAGAGAAATTGAATTGAACTACAAAGAAAAGGTAGCATTAATAAAAAAAATGAGTGTTGGAATTGTTTACCCGATTGCAGTTTTTTTTTGCTCGGTTATCGCCAGTTTACAAACAGATATAGAGGACTATTTGGAAAAGCAGTCACAAGAAGTGATGAAGATAATGGAGAGCGAACTGAGCAACAAAAGCATGCAGAATACTGGAGTTGGTATTTAACACTTGATGCGATTAGTCAAAACGATAGGACAAAGTGGGATTACTATTTAAACATGAATGTAGTTAGTTTCTTAAACTATTTAAGTTATTTAAAAGACAAAGTAAAATGGCAATAAAGAACAGTAAGGAGTTAGATGACTTTCTTTCAATGGCTGAAAACATTGGAGGTGATACTGATTTAATTACCGAAGCCATAAATGACTTTTTAAAGAAATCAAGAGATAATTTAATTAAGTATAAATTAGATGCGAGTGGTAATTTATTTCAATCTATTAAGGCATTACCAATTGGAAAAACAGTTGATGGAGTTACAAATGTAAAAATAGAAGCAGAAGATTATTTTGAAAGTGTTGAGGAAGGTACAAAACCACAAGGATATACAAAAGAGAATAGAAAAAAACTGCAACCAAAGATATTAGAGTGGATAGGTTATAAACCTGAATTACAAACATTGGCGGGAAGTAAAGAAAAGGAACGCTCACTATCTTATGCAATAGCAACAAACATTCTTAAAAAAGGAACTATTAAAAGATTTGGATATAAAGGTAAAAGATTTATGACTGATGAAATACCTTATTTACAGGAACAATTAACAAAAGGATTTGAAGACAAATGGCAATAACAATATACAATACACCTAACAGCTACGCACCAGTTTACAATCAAATGGTTTTTACTTTGAGTTCAACAAACGTTGCTCAATCTAATTTTCGTTACATAGCAGATATTTATGTAAATGGATCAAGTGATTATACTAGATTGGAAGTAGGCAGAAATCCAAGTAACAACTATGGAACATTTGATGTGGCAGGTATCATTCAAAACTTTTTAACTAGAGATGCAGATGACAATACAACTACATTTAAACAATGTGTAAACTCAATAGCATCTTATATAGTTCAATTTGGTGAGCAATATGGTCCAAGTAGTGGAATTACGAACTATCCTAACTTAACAACAAGTTCAGGTTATTGTTTTAATGGGGTGTTCAGTCCGTTAGACTTTTTAGATTTCCAAACTAACACCTATGTACTTGAAAATAGTTCAAGTCAATTTCTTACTGACAGACCAACTTTTGAATCAAGAACAGGTGAAAAACTTATTTTAGGTTTTATGACTGATGCTGCAAATGAGGCAAAGTTTTTAGAGATTATAAGTTTTTATGATGAAGGTACAATATTTAATACAGTTACAGTTGCTAATCCTTTTACATCAATAACCAATAGGCAAGACCGTTCAATCAATGTAAGAGTAGATTATGACTGGTTAACTACATTAGTTAATGCAGACTTGTCAAGTGGTTCAACACCTATCTTCGTTGTTAATTGGGAATACTATGATTTAAGAATTAAAAACAGCACAGGAACGATAGTAAGTGAAACAATCCGTATATATCCTGGTGAAGATATTTGCTCAAAGTACACACCTATCCGTTTTAAGTTTATGAATAACTATGGTAAGTACGATTATTACACTTTTACAGGTGCAATGACTAAAAACACCAACATTAAAAGAAACACTTACAAAAGCAATCCTAATCAATGGAGTGGCACTAATTATAGCTACTCAACTACAAGTAGAGGATTAAGCCAATATGAAACAATATTAGACGATACAATTACAATCAATAGTGATTGGATTACAGAAGCTGAAAGCATTTGGTTAGAACAATTAGTAACAAGTCCTGATGTTTATATTTACGATGGCAGTAATTTAGTATCAGTCAACATAACAGATAGCAGTTATCAAACAAAATACGAAGCTAGTCAGCAGCTATTTAATTTAGTGGTTTCATTTACTTACTCACAAAACAGAAAAAGACAAAGAAGATGATTTTAACTAAAATTTACATTAACAACGAGCAGATAGATTTAAAAGAAGATGTTTCAATACCTCTTAACTTTAATATTGCTGATATTAGAGAACCTGAAAAGCGCAGCACTACATGGAGCAAGACTGTTATATTACCAGGCTCTACTTTTAATAATGAATTGTTTTCGAATATATGGAATGTTAATGCAGTCATTAATAGTACAGGCACTACTAACTTTACTCCAAATTTTAACCCGAACTTAAAAGCAATAGCAGAAATAACTTATAATGAGGCAACACAATTCAAAGGCATTTGTCAATTGTTAAATGTTAATGTTACTGATAAATATGAGATAGAATATGAGGTAGCTTTCTTTGGTGAGTTGCAGAATGTATATCAATTTTTTACTAATAAGTATTTAAGAAATATTGATTTAACTGAATTTAACCATCCTTATACATTAAATGAGCAGTATTTAAGTTGGTATCGACCAGTAGGCAATGGATTCGTATATCCGATGTTAGATTACGGTAATTCAATTAATAGTGAATTTAGAGTACAACACATGTATCCTGCTATTTACATTAAGACAATTATTGATAAAATGTTTAGTGAAGCTGGATTTACATACCAATCAAATTTCTTCAATAGTGATTTATTTAAAAGATTAATCATGCCTTACAATGGCAAAAGTGATTTAAAATTAAATACAACACAAGTTAGAGATAGAAGTTTTAGAGCTGAAAAAACATCAGTTCAAACTTTAAGTATAAATAAAGTTTTTGCAAATTCACTACCTGATGGTTCACAAAATGCAAACATAATAGTTAACTTTCAAAATGATTCAACAGGTCTTAATTTTGATGATGGCAATCATTTTTACGATATAAATGGCGGAACTAATCTAAATACTTTTATTGTACCAAGGTCTGGAGTTTATACATTTAAAACTCAACTTTATTGCAGTGCAAGTCATTACCCAAGTACAGCAACGGCTGGAGTTAATTCAAGTTCTTTGGGAATGATTAAAATAGTAAAAAATCCACTAAACCAAGGTAGTGGATATCAATCTATTGCTAATGTACCAGTTTATTTAGCAATAAATTATGCTAGTTCACAAGTTGAGAATGCCTTTAATATTCCTGCAATAGCAAGTTATAATATAAGTGATGTAACTATTTCAAGTGGTACTACTGGTCCTGAAGTTTATGGCAGTTTAGAAATAACATCTTTTGTTGATGAAAATGATATTATTGAAATTAAATTTGATAGGTCTAATTTACCAGCTCCACCAACTGGACATGGAGCTTATTATACAGTTTCTCCTTTTTCAAGACAATTAACAAGCGCCACTTCTTATGTTGATGTAAATATTAATCTAAATAGTTATTTTACAGGCTTTCCTGCTGATAATAACATTCAAGAATATGATGAAGTTGATTTGAATTATAATTTACCTGACAATGTAAAGCAAAGTGATTTTTTCAACTCGATAGTTAAAATGTTTAATCTATTTGTTGAGGTTGATAAATTTAATCCTAATAAACTTTATATTGAACCAAGACCGACATTTTATTCAAGTGGAGTTACACGTGACTGGTCGGAAAAATTAGATTACTCAAAAGAAACAAAGATTATCCCGATGGGTGAGTTAAACAATAAAACTTACCTATTTACTTACAAAGAAGATACTGATTTCTTTAATAATCAGTACAAGTCAAAATACGGTGAAATTTATGGAGAAAAACGTTATGATATTCAAAATGACTTTTTAAAAGGTGAGGTTAAAACAGAATTAATTTTTAGTCCTACTCCATTAGTAGATACAATTGGACATGATAGAGTATTATCTAAAATTTATACAGTTGACAATAACGGTCAAATAAAACCTACAGGATCTAATATGAGAATATTATATTATGGTGGTTTAAAACAAACAAGTTATCCTTGGTCTCATATTGCAACAAGTGGTACAACTGTTAGAAACGATTATCCATACGCAGGACATTTAGATGATGTTCAAGAACCAACATTAGATTTAAACTTTGGAATACCTAGACAAGTTTATTATACACCTTCACGTTATACATCAAATAACCTTTACAATAAATATTGGAAAGATTATATTGAACAAATAGCAGATAAGGATAGTAAACTATTTACAGGTTATTTTTTAATTAATGAATTTGACATTCAAAGTTTAGATTTTAGAGATACATTCTTTTTTGAAAATGAGTATTGGAGACTTAACAAAATAATTGATTATGATAGAATAAATAACCAACCTACAAAATGTGAGTTTATTAAATTAAAAACTTTACCTACTTACATTGATGATAATGGATTTGATAATAAAGGCGGTATAGAAGACAATGGAAATATTATAGCACCAACTGGTAGAATAACAGGCGGATACAATAATAACTTTTATCCTGAAGGCGCAATTGTTAGTGGTCGAAATAACGTAATTCAAAGTGGAGATGGAATAATAGTAACTGGCAATAATAACTTTATTGGTATAGGTTCAAAGAATGTAACAATAACAAGTTCGAGCGGAGTTAATGTTTTAGGCGGTGTTTCAAATGTAAGTGTAACAAATAGTTCAGGAATAACAGTAACAGAATCCAATGTAACTTATAACAATGGAATTAAAACATTAAACAGTGTTAATTATAAAAAGTATGTTGCTTTATTAAATCAAACAGGCACAAATGATCCAACTGCATACGTTTTAGAAAATACATTAAGCTCGGGGATAGTATGGACTAGAGATACAACAGGAGAATACTTAGGAACAGTAACAGGGGAGTTTACCGAAAATAAAACAGTTGCTTTTTTAACTATTACAGATAATGGAGAGGCAATGGCGGGAAGAAAAAATTCAAACACAATAGCTGTTTATACTTATAACTCAAGCGGAACAGCAACAGATGGTAAATTGACAAATTCAAGTATAGAAATACGAGTTTATTCATAATTGGTACTTATATGTTAGAGACAATAAAAAAAATTAGTGAAGATTTAAAGGTAGGATTTAAAGCAGCCTATTCAATCGCATCACTTTATAAAAATGATTCCTTTCAAAAAAAAGTTAAAAAGAAAATGAAATGGCAAAGAAAGTAGTTTTACAAGTTGAAGTAGATGCAAGTGGAGCAGTCAAAGGAGTTAAGCAAGTAGAAAAGAAAGTTGATGAAATTGGCAAGAAAGCCGATGATAGCGCAAAGAAGGCATCAGGTTCATTCAAAGAGATGGCTACTAACATGGCTAAATCTTTGGGCATTATTGGATTAATAGCAGGAGCAATCAATCTAATTAAAGATGCCTTTATGAGTAATCAAAAGGTAATGGATGTATTTAATGCGGTGATGGGTACTATTAGCACCATTATTCGTGATTTCTTTAATTTTGTTTTTGATAATGCTGGAAAGGTAGTAGATTTTTTTAAGCAAATATTTGAGAATCCATTAGAAAGTATAAAGGCATTAGGTCAAGCAATAGTTGATAATCTTATTGAACGTTTTAATTCTTTACTTGATACATTTGGATATTTAGGTGAAGCATTAAGTAAATTATTTAGTGGTGACTTTTCAGGTGCATGGGAATCAGTTAAAAAAGCAGGAAAAGAATCTATTGATATAATTACAGGAGTTAATAATACTGTAGATAAAACAGTTGAGGTTATTAACAAAGCAACAGATGCTGTTACTGAATATGTTAAAGGTGTTTATGACCAAAATAAAGCATTAGTTGAAGCACAAAATCAAGCAAAGTTAGCAGCAGCTCAACAAGCGAGATTAAGTGAACAATACGATAGAGAAGCTGAATTATTAAGACAAAGAAGAGATGATGAAAGAAATTCTATTGTTGAAAGGATAAAGGCTAATAATGATTTAAAAGAAACATTAGATAAACAAGAAAAAGCAATGTTGGCTGCTGCAAACGCACAGGTTAGAGCAGCGCAGTTAAATTATAACCTTAATAAAACAATTGATAATCAAGTTGCATTAACTCAAGCATTGGCAAATGTAGATGGAGTAAGAGCAAAAATAGCAGGATTGAGAAGTGAACAGCAAATGAATGATTTGGCTCTGAATAAAGAGTACAATGAAATGTTAAAAGCACAATCACAGGCTACTGCACAATTAAATGTAAATGCTAATAAATTTGCAGCCGACCAAATATTCAATAACATTGAAAGAATAAAAGCACAAAGGGAAGCATTAGAACAAGAATCAGCTATTGAATTAGAAAGACTACAAAACCAAATTAATTTATCAAAAGAAGGTACACAAGCGAGAGTTGATGCTGAAATAGAGTTTAATGCTAAAAGACAGGAAATAGAGCAAAACTTACAACTAAAAGATAAAGAGTTAAGGGATGCGCAGATAGCAAGAATAAACGAAAACAATACTATAAGAATAGGATTAATAAGAGGTGCAGAGCAACAAGCTACAGCAGCATTAGAACAAGAATATAATGAAAAATTTAGATTAGCTCAAGGGGATGCTGAAAAACTTGTTTTGTTAGAAGAAGAAAAACAAAAGAAGTTAAAAGAGATAAAGCATAATGCTTTAATGGCTGAAATGAAAATGGCATCAGATGCACTCGGAGCATTGATAGCTTTAAATGATGCTTTACCTAAAAAGACCGAACAACAAGCAAGAAGAAGTTTTCAAATTAATAAAGGATTACAATTAGCTCAAGCAACTATAAACGGAGTACAATCAGTAATGACTGCATTGGCAGACCCTACATTAGTTGGTCCTGCAAGATATGTGGCAGCAGGTATAGCAGGAGTAACGGCAGCAACAAACATAGCAAAGATAGCACAAACAAAATTTGAAGGTGGAGGTGGAGGAGCAAGTAGTGGTGGTGGTAACTTAGGAACGTTTAGTCAAGGCGGTGGTGGTGGTCAGCCCCCTCAAGGATTAACAGCACAAAACACAGTAACTCAACTTAATCCTGATGGCACAGTAGCAGGACAAGGAAATAGAGAAGCAGCACCAATGAAAGCGTATGTAGTAGAAAGTGAAAGTAGAGCAGTAACAGAAAGAGTAAACAAATTAAGTAATAATTCAAAAATAGGATAACATGGAAAATTTACCAGTTTATAAATTAGTAATTGATGATAGTGATGAACTTGGAGTTGAGTATATTGCATTAGTAGACCAACCTGCAATAGAAACTAATTGGCATGCTTTTAAAGAACATCAATTTGAAAGTTATACTGATTACCCAAAACAAGCAAGTGAGAATGCTAAAATAGCTTTAAGATATGCAGAAGAAAATGGATGGGGTGATTGTGGAACTCCTGTAGGTAAGATTAGAGCAAATCAATTAGCTAATGGTGAAGCTATAAGTAGAGATACAATTGCACGAATGGCTGCATTTGAAAGGCACAGACAAAACTCACAAAAAGAGTTAGGCGATGGATGTGGTCGTTTAATGTGGTTAGCATGGGGTGGAGATGCAGGAATTGAATGGGCGCAAAGAAAATTAGAGCAAATTGATAGAGAAAAAATGGTTGTTAATCCAAGAGCAGGAGAAAGCAAAGATGAATTTGTTTCACGTTGCATTTCTGTTGAAATAGGAAACGGAAAAGAACAAGAACAGGCTGCTGCTATTTGTTATTCAAAATGGGATGAACAAAACATGAAAGCTCAGTTTAAATTCTTTGCAGATAAAGAACGAAGACTAATAAGCGGCGCACTCATGATCTCCGATTTGCCCATCTATCGTATGGATGATAGCGGAGAGTACTATGTAGTGTTTGACAAAGAACAGATTGAAAAAATAGCACAAAGATTTTTTAAAAAAGGCTTTACTCATAATGTAAACATGATGCACGATAGCGAAAGACAAGTTGATGGAGTTTACATGGTTGAATCTTTTATCATTGACAAAAGTAGAGGAATAAAAACACCTGAAGGCTATCCTACATTAACAGAAGGTTCATGGTTCGGAACTTTCAAAGTAGACAATAACGAAGTTTGGAATGACTTTATAAGAACAGGAGTGTTTAAAGGATTTAGTGTTGAGGGTGCTTTTGCCCATAGAAAGCTAAAAGATGCGCCTGTAAGCGTTATCGAATCATTAGCCGATAGAATACACAACTTGAGAAAAAAAGTGGCAGAGATTGCAACTAAATGAATTTAATGTACTTTATAAAAAAACAACATAATGGAAAATAAAAAACAAACGTTCAAAGAAGTTTTTTCAGATATGAAAGAATTATTTAAGGATATTTTTCAAGACGAAGTAAAAGACTTGAAATTTGCTGACTACAAAGCAAAAGACGGTTCTATTGTTCGTACTGATACAGAAGAAATCGCAATCGGTTCTAAACTACAAGTAATAACTCCTGATGGCGTTATGGACTTACCAGTTGAAGTAACTGAAATGGTTATCATGGTAAATGAAATGCCAATGAAAGTTTACGTTGAAAACGGATTTGTAAAAGGCATTGAACCTGAAGAAGTAATGGAAGAACCTGTTATGGAAGAAATGGCATCTGATAACAATGAACAATTTGAAGCGAAGTTTGCTGAATTAAACGACAGACTATCTAAATTAGAGGCTGCATTAGGTTTATCTAATCAAGCATTAGAAGCTGCAAACGCATCTATCTTAGCACAAACAGATTTAAACAGAAAGTTATTTTCATTGATTGAAAAAGTTGCAGATGCTCCAAGTGTTGAGCCAAAGTCAACTTCAAAAGAAAACTTTAAAAAATCAAACACTACAAGTTTAGAAGAATTTAGAAAAAAAGTATATAACTATTAACCAATAAAACAAAAAAAAAAATGGCATTTTCATTTGATTCAATGACTGCTTATGTTGAAGAAAACAGAGCAGACCTCATCACCAAAGCAATATTAGGTGGTGTAACCTTAGGAAAAGGAGTTGACATCCGTACAGGTATCAAGTCAACAGAAAAAATCCCTGTATTAGAAAGTACAGTACCATTCCAAGCAGAAGCGTGTTCATTCACAACTTCAGGAACTACTACTTTTTCACAGGTATCTATTGCAACTGTAGGTATTAACTTTGCAGAACAATTCTGTTTAAAAGACTTAAATACTTATTACACACAAAAGTATTTACCAGCAGGAGCAAACAATGATTCTTTATCAATTGCACAAAACATTATTGATAGAAAATTAGCACAGGTTGCTCGTAACGTTGAGAACATGATTTGGGCAGGTAAAACTACTTACACTAACTCAACTGTATTAAAACAGATGAATGGTTGGTTAGCAACAATTGACACAGCAGGAACAGCAGTAGCAGCAACAACATCTACTTTAAATGCAACAAACGTATTAACTATTTTTGATGACATTTATTCAAAAGTACCTTCAGCTGCAATTGCAAATGAGCCAATCGTTGCTTTTTGCGGATATGATACTTTCAGATTATTAGCTGCTAAGATTACTTCAACTTACGGAATTTATGGTTCACAATACACAACTGATAATGTTTGGAACAATTGGGAATTAATGTACCCAGGTACTAATATGAAGGTTGTTGGCGTACCAGGATTAAGTGATGCAGCAGTTGATACAGGTTCTGTACCTACAGCAGTAAGAAATCGTATTATCGCAACTTACGCTTCAAACTTAGTATTCGGAACTGACTTACAATCAGACTTAGAAAACATCGAGGCATGGTATTCAAAAGACTCACGCGTATGGCGTTTATTTGGAGCATTTAAGGCTGGAGTAGCAGTTAAATTCATCGACCACGTTGTTCAATACACTAACGCTTAATATTAACCAAGGGAGTGTAACAACTCCCTTTTAAAATTTATAACATATGCCCTGTATACTTACCGAAGGAATTACATTAGACTGCAGACAAGGTGCTGGCGGTGTAAAGAAAATATATCTTACAGAGTTTGCTAATGTTTCAACAATTACAGCTTCATCAGGTCAAGTTAGTGGAATCACAATGGTAGCAGGAAAAAAATTCTGGACTGTTGAGGTTGAGTTAGAAGATGCACAATTTGACGAAAATGCAACTGTATCAATTGAAAATGGTACAACTTTCTACGAACAAACATTAGTTTTTTCAGTTTATAAAATGACTGCTAAAAATCGTAATATTGTTCGTTTACTAACACAAAACAGATTGATGGTTATTGTTCAAGATGCAGATGATGTTTATCACTTAGCAGGTGAAACTCGTGCAATGCATTTAACAGCAGGAACTTCATCAACTGGCAAAGCAATGGGTGATAAAAATGGCTACTCAATTACTTTAACAGGCAAAGAACCTTTACCTGCAAACAAAGTAAATTCAGGAGTTATTTCAGGCATTATATAATTTTCCTGTTCGTTTGATTGATTCGAGAGGTTGCAGAAATGCAACCTTTTGTTTTTATGGTACTTTTTAAAATATGCAAATAATAAATAAAGGGCAAAATAATTTTCTAGTATTTACATTAACAGAAAAAGTTACTTTAAATAATCCTTACTATTTATTTAGCTTTAAACATCAGGTGTTAATGAGTACAGTTAATTTCATTTCAAGTGATGTAAGTGGCTTTCCTACTCGTTACAATAAATTTTTAATAACTGAAACAACAGGAGTTACTAATTTAACAAGTGGAATTGTATCTTTGCATGAAACGGGATTTTATGAATATGCTATTTACCAACAAACAAGTTCAAGTAATTTAAACGTTGCAAATGCTGAAGGCTTACTTGAAATAGGAATGGTAAAAGTAGAAAGTACTATTCCTGTTGTTAATGCTTACGATAATCAAAATAAAACGATTATAACTTATGGAGAATAATATATATGATGTAATTAATCTTAAACTACAGGCACATAAAACACCTGTATTTAAAGAAGAAAAATCAAAAGAATGGATAATTTATGGAGCAGATAAAGAAGGTGGTTACTATAATAACTATCCTGGTTACTTACTTTATTTATTCAATCGTAGCTCTAAACATAATGCTTTTATCAATGGCAAGGTTTTATACATTTGTGGTGCTGGTGTTGGTTTTGATTCTACTGATTTATCAATTCAAGATATTGCACTAGCTAATGACTTTATAAATAAAGAGAATACTAATTTTGATACTTTAAAAGACATAGTTAAAAAATGTGTATTAGATAAAAAGTTATTTGGTGGTTATTATTTAGAAGTAATTTGGAATAAAGCAGGAAACAACTTTGAGGTTTTACATTTTCCTTATAACAATTTAAGAAAGGCAAAAGATGCAGATGGCTATTGGTATTCAAAAGACTGGTCAAAACAAAAGCAAAGTCCCGAAGAAACCGATTTAGAATACATCCCTTTGTTTGATCCTGAGAAACCAACAGGCAGACAAATATTTGTTTCAAAAGAATACAGACCTGATTTAGATGCTTATCCTTTGCCTGATTATGTGGCGAGTGCTGTTTATGCTGAGGTAGATGTTGAATTGTCTAATTATCGTTTAAATGCAATTAAGAGTGGTTTTAATGCAGGAACAATTCTTAACTTCTCAAATGGCAGACCAACCGAAGAAGAAAAAGAGGAAATAGAAGCAAGACTAAAAGAAAAATTCACCGGAACTGATAGAGCAAATAGCTTACTAATTACATTTAGTGGCAACAAAGATTCTGCACCTACAATTGAACATTTAACACCACAAAATGTAGATTCTCAACTAACAGAATTAAACGACCAAGTTATTCAAGAATTAATTATCGGACATCATATTCCTAATCCTATGCTAGTAGGTATTAAAACAGCAGGAGAGTTAGGAACGAAAGACCAAATAAATGATAGTTATGAGTTGTATAAAAATACTTACATAATACCTAACCAAGCTGAAATTGAAAAAGACTTTAACTACTTACTTAAATTAAAAGGTTTTTCAAATCGTATTTATTTAAAAGAGTTAGATCCTATCGAAGAGCAGTTACCTATTGAAGAAAAGATTAAGGTAATGACTAAAAACGAGGTTAGAGAAATGTATGGGTTGCCTCCATTAGAAGAAGAAGTTAAGCCTATTGTTTCAAGTGCTATCCATAGATTTGACGACCATGTATGTAAACATTCTTTTGCATTTGACGACCATGTATGCGATCATTCTTTTACTTCTCAAAGTGAAATTGATGAAGTAATTGAAATATTCAAAATGTTTGGAGATGATAGAGAAAATTATGAAGTGATTGAGAAAAAGTTTATGAACGAAGAAAATCGTTTTGATTTTGCAGTTGATGTTTCTCCATTAAGCAAACAAATTAAAAGAGACATTGTTGGCTTATTAGATAAAGACCCATTAATGGATAACAAGACCATTGCAGATACTTTAAGAATTAAAGAAGATAGAGTTGCAGATTTAATTAATGACATGGTTAAAGAAGAACTAATTAAGGTTAAAGAAACAAACACAGGCGGACAAAAAAAAGATGTAAGAGTACCAACAAGCGAAGCTATTAGAACATCAAATAGATTAGGCACAGATACTGAAGACTATAAGATAATGTACACCTACGAATGGAGAGCAGGAGTTAAGCCTGACAAACGAAATTCAAGAGAGTTCTGTGTTAAGTTATTGGATGCAAATAAAATGTATTCAAGAGCGCAAATCGAACAAATTAGTAAGATAGTGGGTTATGATGTTTGGAATTATCGTGGTGGTTGGTGGACTAGAAAAGGTGGTCAAACAAGAACACCATTTTGCAGACATATTTGGAGTGCTAACGTTGTAAAAATTAAAAAATAATGGCAACAGTATTATTATTAACAGCAACATACATTAAGGATTACACATTTGTTGATCCTAATGTAGATGAAAAATACTTAAGAATTTCTATTGAAGAAGCTCAAAAGATTCATATTAGAAATTATATTGGTTCGGGTTTATACGATGAAATAATAAGCCAAGTAAGTACAAATACATTATCGGCTTTAAACACTACCTTATTAGATAACTATATTATCCCTGCTCTTAAATGGTGGGTAATGGTTGAAGCTGCACCCTTTTTAACTTATAAGGTAACAAATAAGAACATTGTAAAAAAGAACAGCGATAACAGTACAGGGGTTGATTTTAACGAATTAAACTCTTTTATGAATTTAGTTACCGACAAGGCGCAGTATCACACTAAAAGATTAATTGATTATTTATTTGAGTATTCAGACCAATACCCATTATATGATAATCCTGGAGATGGCTTTGATACTATTTACCCACAGGGTTATTCGTATGAAGAAAGTATTTATTTAGGTCGTAACCGTTCAATATTCAGCTATGAAGAAAAATTTGAAAAAAGAAAACGTTACTAAAAAGAGTGGATATAAACTCTTTAATAAAATTGAAATATTAAAAAAATTTTTGAATGATAACGTTAAACCAAGTAATAAAAAACCTAAATAA